ATCATCGACCGCTTGGATGAGCTTGCCGTATTCAACAGGGTCGAAATGATGGGTTGAGAGGTCAGACATCAGAGCTTCCTAGCGTATTAGGCGGGCATTTCGGGCCAATTGGGGTTGTAGGGGTCAAAGCCTTCTGCGTCATCCAGATCGCGCAGGGCTTGGCGGTATGAGGCTTGCGCCTCGGTCATCGGCAGACCGCCCGGCTCAGAAGCGCGGATCGCCCACCAATCGGTCGCAGCCAGCTTTGAAGCGCGCTGCTGGTAAAAGCCTTCAAGAGCCTGCTGGTCGAGCGCCGCCTTAGCGTCATCATCTAAATCGACCAGCACATATTTCGTAAACCATTGGCCCTCGATGTCCTCAACGCCATCGCGGATCACGCTTTGATATTTGCCAGCCATCGGCTGCGCACCCTCAAAGACAGGATCGACACCAAGCAGGTCAAAATCCTCCTCTGACAATGCAGCGGGAAGCGATACGTTGGGAAACGCAGCGGCAAGGTTAACGATAACCTCTCCCGTTTCCCTGATGCGATATTCTGCCACTGTGATCTCCTTTAGGCGATGGCGAAAAATGTATAGGTGCCGCCGCTAGCATTGAGCGAGCGAGTTGCGTTTTGCGCGACCGTAAATCCAGAGCTTGCCGCCACAATGTCATCATTTGGGCTGGTTTCACTGTCGATTATATTCATCGCTAAAGATGGGTCGGCGGTCGTTCCAATGCCGCGCACCGTGTCAAAAACAAACCAATCACCAGCAGCATCAACGCGCTTAATTAGGATGAAACGCGCACCAGCCGAAAAGCCGCAGTTGATGGTCTGCGATGTGCCGTTGCCGATGTATGTTCCCACCTTGCTCACACCGGGGCATGAAGCAAAGAGATATGCGCTGTAAATGTTGGGGTCTTCATTCACCTCGGCCACGTTGCCCAATGAAAAGACGGATGCTGTCGGGTTGGTGTTGTTCCAGCGGTTGAGGGAAATGTCATTCGCAGCCGCAGCATTCGTGTTCAAAAGAAGATATTTATCTTTCTGCCCATAGTAGACAGTCCAGTTTCGAGCGGCAACGCTGCGACCCTTGATAATCATCAATTCTGGAACAACGCCAAGGTTATGAGGGATCGTCCTGTTGACGTAATTTCCGCGATAGCTCACCAGATCAAAAAAGCCCGGTGCGCGCCGCAACATATAGATCATATATGTGATCGATGACCAATTGGTCTGTGATGTAAATTGGTTGCCGTCGCCAATGTTGAAGCCATCGTTGGTGTCCCAAGTATTGGGCGCAATCGATGTCGCAGCCGCCAGCGCCGCATTATTAGAAGATGTTAGATAGACGCCAGCGCCGGTCGGATTGCTGATTGTGCGATCATTCCAGATAAAGCCAAACTGGTTGCCAGTGCCGGGGTAATTGCGCTGCTTGATGAAAACTAGATCAGTCGGGCCGGGTAGGTTTGCCGCCACCGTTCCGGTTGCGTTGGTGCCGAGGCGAGACACCATGTTGAAAACATTGGTGCCAGCCGTTGGTGTCCGCATTGGGCCGCGCCGCACCGCCACATAGGTATAAAGCGCGCCATTCGAATTGGTGCCGAGCACGCTTGAAGCGACCTCAAACCCGTCCGATCTGAAAGCGATGCCAAAATCCGTTGCGGTTTGCTCTGCCGCTTGGCTGCCAGCCAATATAGATGGATCGACATAGCCAGTGAATACACCGCGCTGGCTGTCAAAGAGAAGCGGTGAAGCCGTGCCTTGGATCATAAGCCATTGCGGCTCCCAGCCAATCGTGACGCCAAATGGCGTTGCCGTGCTGGTGCCGATATAGCTGCCGCACTGGATCATGCCATCCGCCGCTGTATCGTGCGCGAAAAGATAGGCGACATAATTCCCGCCATTGGCATTGGTGAGGGCGCTGCTGCCGACGCTAAAATTGCTCGCTGTCGGAGCTGTTGCGTTCCACACAGTTGTATCGAGCGTTTGCGTGCCAGCGACATTCAACGTCGCATAATATGACGCAGATGTAAAACTGCGATGATAGGTCGGCCAGTTCGATGTCGGGCTGGCATCCAAACGCTTCACAACCATGAAACCGGGTGCCACATTAAGGCCATGATTTATGGTCTGATACGTTCCGTTTCCGGTATAGGTCACAACATCAAAGAATTTGGGAGCCTTGCGGAATGTCCAAGCCGCATAGGTGGATGAAAGCGCATTGATACTAGCACTATTGCCGACGCTAAATCCAGTTTGGTTGAAAGAGGTCAGCGTGGTGCTGTCTGTCGTCTGCCCAGCATTCCCGTTAGACGATAAATATTTTGTTGCGCCTCGCGCCGTGTCAAAAAGTAGATGTGAGCTTAGTGCGCTGCGGCTCTTTACCCAAATCAAACCACCAGCATTCATGTTGATGCCGGTGGTGATGTTGCGAGATGCGCTGCCGTCTCCGGTGTAGAGGAATGTAGAAAATACATCCTCCACCAGCACCTGCTCCTGAGAGCCGATCAGCATCCGATCAAGCATTACTTGCTATCCCCCATCAGCTTAACACCGCGCCATGTGGTGCCGCCGTCATCCGTCACAAAGCCTAACACATCCACGCCAGAGGCAATTAGCGTCGGAGCTGCGCCAGAAGGCCACTTGACCGATGCAGGCCAGCTTTGCGTGCCGGTGCCGCCGTTAGTCAGCTCGAGCATCACAACAAAAGAGCGCGAGGCCGGGACGTTGGTAAATGTCCAAGACAGCGCGCCTGTTGCGGTCTTGGTGAAATAGTTGCCGAGCGAGCAATCAATGGCGCTTGCCGCCACTGCAGTGACGTTCTGGCCGAGCGGGCCAAGCGCGCTGATTGCGCCAGTCATGCTCGGGGCCGTGACGCTTGGAGAGTTGATCGTTGGGCTTGTTAGCGTCTTGTTGGTGAGCGTCTGCGTGCCGGTGAGCGTCACATCTCCATTAGGCACCAGAAACCAGTTTGCGCCGCTAACAGGCGTGATCCCGGTGTTGACCGTGTTGGCGATATAAACCGAGCCGAGATAGCTAACAGATTGCCCGATCTGGTAGGTCGTGCCAGCCGCATAAACGCCCTTATAATTGGAAGCACCAGCGGCGACCGAGGCGGATGTTGCGGCATCAGCCGCCGATGCCGCTGCTGCGGCTGCATCGGCATCAGCCGCTGTTGCAATGCCGTCGAGATAGCTCGCTTGTGCGTTTGCCTGCGTCTGGAAGGTCGGCAGCGCACCAAGGAAGGCATCAGCCTTGTTGCTGAAATTGGTTGGATCGTCTGCCCGCGATGGCGGTGTCGGCAGCGGAGAAATGGTCGGGGCGGGCATTTAAACTAGTCCTTCCACAGTAATTGCGCAGCTCGATATGCTTGGGTGATCCAAGACAATATCAAAAGATCGATAAAATCCATATACCACAGTTTCACTGCGATCTGCATCACCAATAAAGACGGTTGGCGTCGTGCGAATATCGCTCAAAATGCGCTGCACCGCCGCCACAAATGGCGTCTCAACCGTCACATCAAAATCTGCCTGTTTGCTATAGGCGCGCTGTTGAATGATGGTATTGCCAAATTCATCGCGGGTCTTGATCGAGTAATCTTGGATACTCACGCTTGAGCCAAAATTTGAGACGCCGAGTGTTTGCTGCTTGCCGATCACCAGCTCGCCGCAAATCGCATTGCTTGCGCCATTGGAGATCACCACAGAAAGAATGCCAGAGGCATAGCTTGGGAGATCGTCAAAGATGGCATCACTGCGATTTGTGATCGCCTCAAAGAAATAATTATACCAGCTCGTAATGAGCGTGTTGTCCTGCAGGGATTGCGTCTCGTTATAGACCAGCCCCTCAACCGGGTCGTTGACCGTTACTTGCACCGTTGTGGCGGTAAGGTTGAACAGCGCCAATGCGTTAACGAGCTGGCCGGGAGATATGACCACCGCGATGGTTGGTGTTCCGGTGGTGCCGGTTGAGATCACCTCGTCAAACATCTTATAACGGTTGATCGCGCCATTATCGCGCCATGTTGGCGTCGTTTTGGCAGCACCGACATCAGGCTGGTCAGTGGTGGTCGAGACGATCACCTCATAAACCCGATAATTATAGATAACCTTCTGGCCGAGCGTATAGGTTCCAGCGACCCAGTTGGCCGCATCAGTCTGCGGGATATTGGAATATGTCAGGCCATAGCCGGTCTGCACATCCGCAGCGCGGGTGACGGTGGATGCCACGGTCGGGATGTAGCTGGTGGCGCTGGTGCCAGCTTCGATCTGTGCGCCGTAGAGGGAAAACAAGTCGCCAGTTGGGGCGGCTTCAAAATCCGAATACCCCACATTATTAGATGCTGTAGCAGTCGCTGTCATAGTTGCTGTGCAGCGATACCAACCGTTTGCGGCTGGCGTGATTGTGGCGCTTGAAACAATCCCGCTCACTGCTTCCACCGTGTTTGTGGAAAGGTTAAACGTTGCGAAGCCGGTTTGCGTGAAACTTTTGATTTGGAAATATGTCGATACGCCTTTTTTGACGTAAACCGACATGGTATAGGTTGTGCCAGCTGTAAAGGATACCGATTGATAAACGTAACCGCCCACAGCAGCACTAGTGTCATTCACCGTGCGCCCGTTAGTAGTTCCATCAGGTGACAAAACGCCAGTTGCGTTGAATGTCGTTGTAGCTGCGTTAGCCGTCCATCCACTTACAAACTGGCTTTGCAGCAGCAGGTTGGTTGCCGCGCTCTCAAGGAGCTGGCCGCGCAGGATGCCGCTGACATAGTTCGGGCGAGGCTCATTGATGGCCGCCGTCTGAATGAGGCCATTGGAGCCGACATAGGTTGCCGCTGTCGAGCGGGTGAAGGTCGTCGGGCTAACTGCTTGAGGGGTGACTAGTTTCATGCGGTTGTCCAAGTCCTTACTTCTGGCATTCCATCACCATCCCAGCGCTTGAGCTGGTCGGTCGTCTTGCCGGTGTTTTTCGCAATGGTGTAAAGGCTCAACCGCATCTCTTCACGCAGGTTGGCGATCTGTTGCGCTGTGTCAGTCCCGCCGGACAAGATTTCAGCGGTTTGCGCTGCATTGTAAATGCGGCTCGGCCCGGTCGCTTCCAGCTCGGGGCCGTTTTCACCAACAAGGCGCAGGCCGCCGTTAAAATCGCCACCAGAGGCAAAGGCGCGGAAATTGCCGCCCATGGCATTCTCACGGTAAAGGCGCGCCGCCTCTTCCCAAGTGCTTGTGACCGCAGCATCGACCGCCACCGCGCTGAAATTGAGCGTCGTCTCGGCAAAGGTCTTGTTTTGCTCGGTGAGGGCATCTTTCAAGTTCTTGATGGCATCAGCCACCGAGATCACGCTATCGTTAACCGCATTGATGCCTTCGACCGAGAGGTTGAGCGCATCCAATTGGCTCTTGGCGTATTCCTCCATGCTCTTGGTCTGCTCAATCGCCAGATCGACCGCCTTCATCACGTTTTCGATTTCGCGGTTGTATTCCTCAGGCGTGAGGAATTGCTTGGCGGCATCGAGATAGCGCTGCGAAACGCCCACTAGCTTGCTGATGGCGTCCTCATTGCCTTGTGCCGCCAGCTTGGCAATTTCATCAAATTTGGCCTTCGAGGCTTGATAAATTTGCTGCGCCGTCATGAGCTGCTCGGCCAATGAGGTGCGAAACTCTGTCAGGCTATCAGTCAGGCCCTTGATGCGCTCATATACCGAAATCAAAACATCAGTGGCTTCTCTGGTCTTTTCGATAGCGACCCGATTAGCTTCCTCAATCGTTTTGATGCGTTCGCGCTGATAGTATTTTTCCAGCGTGGCAAATTCCTCTGCCGTTGCGCCAGCCTCGCGGAATGTCTCGATCAGGCCCGCAAAGCGCTTGTCGAGAGCGGTCAGAGCCGTCCCAACAGGATCGATCTCCGCCTCCATCGCCTTAAAGACGTTCTCGAAATCAACCGCCTTAGCGAGACGATCCTCGACATCGCCCATGCCGTTGAGCAAGCGCTGCGTGCCAGACCGCAGGCCACCAAGCACACCGTCTCGGATCGCCTTATCAATGGCAAATTTGACCGCCTCCTCTTCACTGGCGAATGACATTGTGCCTGCACCCTTGGTGCGGCCCTGCCCCATCAGATCAACGATAAATTTGAATTTGCGCTGCCCAATCGAAATGTTGAATGCCTTGGTCATCTCAGCACCGAGAGCACCAGCCGCATTATTGAGGCCGCTCACCACAGCACCAGCCAGCGTGTTGGCCGTCTGCTTGAATTGCGCATTGTTGCCGACAACGCCAGCGACATCAAGCTTTCCCGCTTGCATGGCGATGGTGGCCGATGCCTGCTTGGTTTTCTTGAACAGGCCGCCAACCACGCCGCCAAGGATGCCGCCAGCGATAGCCCCAATTGGGCCAGCCGCAGCGCCCAGCGCCTTGCCGAGCACCTGCTTGCCAACCATCGACCCAACCGCGCCACCGATAGAGCCGCCAAGCGCGCTGCCGCCGGTGATCGTGGCCGCCGCGCCGCCAATGCCAAAGCCTGCCGATACTTCCTTAATGCTGCTCCCAAGGCCGCCAAGGATCGTATCAAAGCTAGTCATGATGCCTTTAAACAGGCCGCCAATATCTTGAGCGAATTTCGGAAAGCCTCGGGTGATCGCCCGCATCATTTGATCGACGCCCTTGCTGATCGACCCGCCGATTGCGTCACCGATTAGCTTCGCGCCCTTGGTGGCTGTGCGCAGATTTTCCTCGAGGATGTCCTGCTGCTTGCGCAACCGCTCATCGATGGAGCGATTGAGATCGTCATTCATCTCCTTGAATGATTGCGCGCCAGCCTTGGCAAAATCCCTCATGAAATCAGCGCCCATGGCCTGCGTCATGGCGTTCATATCGCCAATGACCTTGAGCATCTGGTCGCTGAATTTCTCGCCAGCGCTCTTGCCAGCCTTGCCAGCGGCATCCTTGGCCTTCTTTGCCGTGCGGTCGCTGATGATGCCCTCGGCACTTTTCTCAAGCCGCTGCTTTGCCGCAGAGATGATATTCTCGCCAATGGTATCGCCAATGCTTCCCAGCGCGCCACGTGCCTGAGATGTGGCCTTCTTGATCTCACCGACAAAGGCAGCGCCAGCCTTATTGGCCGCGCCCTTATACTGGTTTTCGATCTCTGGAATATTCACATCAGAGATCATGCCAATCGTCGGCATCTTGAGCGTTGAGAGGATTTTATTGGCTTTGCTGATGAGGCCATTGATGAGATCAATCGCCCCATTGATGCCGCGCTCGGTAAAGCGGATCATCGCATTCATTGCGCTGATTACCAAATCGGCAAATGCCGCTGGCAATTGATCCCAGACCGCAATGATGCCGCGATACGTGCCGACAAACAGGCCATACATTGCAGCCGTCACATCAGCCGCCACATCGGCCACATTGCGGAATAGCGTCGAGAAGAAACCGCCAATGCTGGCAAAGACACTCTCAAGGCCAAGGCCATCCGAGATCGTTTTCCAAAGGCCGTTGACCACATCCATCGCCGTAATCGTGACGGGGCCGAGCTTCTTCATTTCCTCGGCTGTCAGGCCCAGCGTCGCCGCATATTCCTTGAGCGCGCCGCTCTTTTCAACCTCGCCTTGGAAATCCTTAAACGCAACAAACGCAACGCCTGCTGCGGCAGCCAGACCCAAGAAAAGAGGATTGAGTGCCACCGCTGCGGCCATGCCAGCCGCCATGCGCCCGATCTCTTTGACAAATCCACCAACGCCAAGGCCAGCTTGGCCCATGATCCCGGCGATCTGAGAGCCTTGCTGCATGAACACAGTCATGGGCTTCTGGCCGGAGGCGAGGCCGACAAACATATCTTGAAACTGGAAAGCGAGGTTTTGAACGTGGTGGCCCGCCAACCTCGAGGAGCCGCCAACGCCGGTGATGCCGCTAGTTGGCGTCCCTGCGGCTCGCTGCGCATTGCGCTCGGCCACAAGCATCTGCGCGCCAAGGCTTCTGATCTCTTGCGCCAGCTCGGCTGTCGGGGCGCGAGCTGCAGCCATGCGAATTTCGAGCGCCTTCAATTGCAGCGAGGATTTGCCGACCGTCTCGATCTCGTGCTGCAGTTGATTGATATATTTAACCGCATCGATGGTTGGCTTGTGGCTGCTTGCCACTGCATCAGCCAAGCGATTGTTGGATGCCGCCAGACGATCCACCGCCGCCGTGGTGCGCCCGGCAGTGCCGCTCATGGTTGCGAGATCGCCATCCGCTCGACGCACATCGGTGCTATCGACAGAAATCCGCAAACTAGCTAGATCAACCACAAGCGCGCCCTCAGTGACATTGAGAGCACCTTATGCTTGATCTAGCTCATTTGCGCAATTAAACATTCCTGCTTGCGTTCAGAGCAGAGGCAAAATCGCGCATCCCTGCCGATATTTTCTTGCGACGCTCTTCGCTCAAGCCATCTGTCGGGAAATATGGCGGAGGGCAGGTCGGAGATGCTGCATCCATCAATTGCGCCGCATAATGCCGAGAAAGCTCCTTGATCGCCCCAGCCTCGAAGGCGGAGAGCTTTATCCCCCTATTCCATTGCCACGCCATCAGATCAGTCTCATCGATAGCGACAGGTGCCGACATTGGCATGGGCTTCGCCGGGCCAATATCAAATAGGATTTCAATCAGATGCGCCCCGGCATGAATTGGCGGCATTGGATAGTCACCAGTTTCACGCCGAGGCTTTTTGCTTTTCTCTGGAACGGTATTTAGCCAAGCGGCTTGCTTGACGTAAAGCCGGAGCTGCTCAATCGTTTCCGCGAAAAAAGTTGGCGCGATTGCTCACAAATTCCTGCGCCTGATCCTTGATCCATGCCCACTCAGTATAGACATTTTTGATGTTATCAGGCGTCGGCTTCAATTCCTTGCCATCGAGCTTAAATCCAGACCATCCAATTGTGAGCTTGGTCAGCTCTTCAATCAGGTCATCATTCAAGCGCTCGGCATCGAGATCAGCGGCCTTTTTGCCTTTGACCATGCGGTTGAGGATGGCTTGCTGCTTGGTGATCTGCATCTTGCGGTAAACAGCGCTGTCATGCCCCAGCAGGGTAATGGTCATGCCATCAATCG